AGCGTTTCCGGGCCTGTGCAGATACCTGCCCTAGTTCGCCCCATGTGTCCGAATTACTCTCCGTGACGTAGTGACAGAGAGTAATTGTCACTCAGGGTGGCAAGTATGCTAGGTTCCTAGCAGGGGAGAGGAGAGCAGCATGCCCGTGCCGGGTGCAATTCCGAAGGACGACCGCTCGCAGGTCCGTACGCGCCACAAGCCCGTGGCCGACTGGGTCGACGTCGAGAACGTGCCCTTCGAGGGCGCGCCGCCGCTGCGCGACCGGGCGACCGGCGGCATCTCGGTCATGGAGACCGGGGCCGCGAACTCGCCCGACTGGCCGCAGGCCACCCTTGATTGGTGGCGCGACATCTCGCGCATGCCGCACGCCGCCCACTGGACCGACAGCGAGTGGCGGTACGCGATGGACACCGCTGAGATCCACGCGCGCACGATGGAGGCGTGGCGGGGCTACACGGGCGCCAGCCTGCTGCCCCGCGAAAAGCAGATGGGCGTTACGGCCGACTTCCGGCGGGGCCTGCGTATCCGTTACGTCGACCCGAAGGACAAGAGCGACGATGACGAGACCGCTGCCGGCGGAGCCAACGTCGTGCAGATGAACGCGTACCGGGACCTGTGATGGGCGCGTTCCTGCTGCAAAACCGCACCCTGCCGTGGAGTCCCACGAGCCGCGTCGTCTACTCGTGGCCCCTCGACAAGCCTGAGTCGTTCTGCCTCGCCCCCGACGACGCGTTTACCGACACCGCCCACCGCGTCATCGTGGCCGGCACGAACCGTTGCGCGCTGCACTGCATGGCCGAGTACCCCTGCGTGCGCGCCGAACGCACGCCGCCCGAGTGCCCGCACGAGCGCCTCGACCCGCAGGCTGACCCCGCGCACCCGCACTGCGTGATCTGTGGCGCCGTCGGCGCTGATGTCTCGGCGCGCTATCTGCGCACGACTGAACGGGCTCGGGCGCTCGTGCCGGACGCCCAGACCTACAGCGAAGTGACTGTCGGCGATGCGTGACGAGACCTTCCCGATTCTCGACCCGACGCACCCGGACGGCCCCCGTCGGATGATCCCGCTTACGGATGACGACCTCGCCACCTACCACAAGACGGGCATCATGCCGCCCCCCAGCGCGTACGTCGAGGCTGCCAGCGAAGCGGTTGAGCAGCTCGCCGAGCGCAGCTTGCCGAAGGTGCCGACGTGGGTCGCCGACGCTGGGAAGTGGCAGTCGCTCAGCCGGGCGGAACGCCGAGCGCTGGAACGCCATCACCGCAGGCAAGGCAAGCGCGCATGACCGCGGCGACCCTCGACCGCCCGGGGGCCGCCGATCTCATGCTCCCGGGCTACCGGATCGATCCCTGGTACGGCACGTCGGCGTGGGTCACGCTCCCTTGGCCCGATGACCCCGCCGAGAAAGACCGGCTCATCGCGAGCAGCCTCGGGCCCGGGGTCATCGACTGGGCGGAGGGGCGCCGGCCGGACATCGGGCCTGGGCTGATCGATTATCAGACGGGGGCGCCGTGGCGGTACACGCCAGGGCAGAAGCGGTTCCTCATCCTCTGGTACGCCTACGACCCCGAGGACGGGCGGTTCGTCTTCCGCCGCGGCGCGAAGCGGGGCGCGAAGGGCACGGGCAAGGACCCCTTCGGAGCCTCGATCTGCGACGCCGAACTCGTCGGGCCGACGCAGCTCATGTGGGACGGCAAGACGGGCTGGTACGGTGCCGTGCACGCGATGCCGCTCGTCCAGATCGCGAGCAACAGCGAGGCGCAGAGCAAGGATGTCCTCATCATTGCCAACGCGATGTTCTCTCGCGACGCCCGCGCCCACTACGAGCTCGACTGCGGCAAGACGCAGACGTACATCAAGGGCACGGGCGGCCGCATGGAGGTGCTCACCGCCTCGGAGATGACGGCCGAGGGCGACCCCGCGACGTTCATCTTCCTGAACGAGACGCACCACATGACCGAGAGCAACGGCGGTCACCGCGTCGCCAAGGTCGCCCGGCGCAACGTCGGCAAGTCGCCGAAGTGGCTGCAGGCTCGCACGCTCGACGGCACGAACGCGCACGCCCAGGGAATGGACTCCATCGCTGAGCGGACCTTCGAGGCGTGGCAGAAGCAGGTTGTCGCGCACGCCGACAACCCTGCGATCCCGGTCGACATCCTCTACGACTCGATCGAGGCGCCGCCCGACACCGACATCTTCAAGCCCGAGAGCCTGCGTGCTGGCCTGCGTGCCGCGTACGCGGACGCGGCCTGGGCCGACCTCGTGCGGCTGTTCGGCGAGGTGCTCGATCCCGAGCTTCCGCCGGCAGACGCCATCCGCTACTACCTGAACGGCCTGGGGGCGGCCGAAGACGCGTGGGTCGACCCCCGCAAGCTTGCCGCTCTCACGCGCACGAAGATCAAGATAGCTGAGAAAGAGCAGATCACGATGTTCCTGGACTGCTCGAAGAGCGGTGACGCCACAGGCCTTGTCGCCTGCCGTCTGCGCGACGGTCACGTGTTCAAGCTCGGCGTCTGGGAGCCGCCCCGCGGCAAGGCCGGCGAGGGCTGGCTCGCCCCCCGTGATCTGGTCGACGAGGTGGTGCGGCACGCCTTCGGCTACTACACGGTCGCGTGGTTCGGCGTCGACCCCAGCCCTGCGAAGGACGACGAGACCGAGGCGCTCTACTGGATGCCGACCATCGACGGGTGGCACCGCGACTTCCATCGCAAGCTGAAGGTCTGGGCCACCCCGGGTGCCCGCATCGGCAACAGCGTGCTCTTCGACATGCGGATCAAGACCCTCGGCGGGCAGGAGCGTAACCGGCAATTCACGCAGGCTGCCATGCAGACCGTCGAGGACATCGAGGAGATCGGCGAGAGCGCTTTCACGTGGGATGGCGACGGCAAGCTCATGGCACATTTCCTCAACGCGAAGCGCCGGCCGAACCCGTGGGGCGTGAGCCTCGGCAAGGTGACCCGGGACTCGAAGAAACATGTCGACCTGGCTGTGTGTGCCGTCGGCGCGCGCATGGGCCGTAGGATCGTGCTCAACAGCGGCAAGATCCGTGTTCGCCGCGAGGGTGCGGGCAGCGGGAAGGCGGTCTTTTAGTGCTCACCGAAGACGATGCCATCGGCATCGCCCACAGCCTTCGCGGCGACCTCGATGCCGAGCGGCAAGACCTCGACATCCTGCGTCGTTACGCCACGGGCCAGCAGGCGCTCCCCCTTGTCATCCCCCGGGATGCACCCGCCGAGGTGCGTGAGCTGGCCCGCACCGCGCGCATTAACCTCATCGCTATCGTGATCAACTCGCTCGTGCAGAGCCTCTACGTCGACAACATCCGGGTCAGCGACCCACCCTCGGGCAACCGGTCCGTGCCGGCGGGCGCCGACGGCGAGGACGCCGACGACCCCGACGCGGCGATCAAGCCGATCTGGGAGGCGTGGCAGCGCAACCGTCTCGACAAGGGGCAGGCCGGCCTCTACCGGGCCGTCTTCCAGTACGGCTGGGCGTTCAACATCGTGACGCCGGGCAAGCCGACCCCGGTCATCCGGGCGGTCTCCCCGCGCCGCGTGCACGCCGTTTACGACGACGACTCCCCCGACTTCCCTGAGTTCGCGCTCGAATGGCGCAAGGGGCGAGGGAACATCTACCGGCTTTATGCGATCGACGATTCCGGCGATGTTGGCGTCTACACCCTTGGTTACGATCCCAAGCAGAAGAGATTCGCCGAACTTAAGCGAGCCCTGATCCCGGGTATCGATTACGTTCCGGTTGTCAAATACGTCCCCTTTGAGGACCTGGACACCGACGACGAACCGATCCCCGTGCGAGCCGTCGGCAGCGCCGCGAACACGACCACCGCGGTCATGACGGCCGGCGAGGTCGCGCCGCTGATGACCTTGCAGGATCAGACCGACATCACCAGCTTCGCGCTCAAGAGCGCCGAGTGGTACTCAGCCTTCCGTCAGCGGTGGGTCAAGGGCTGGACACCCGAGAACCGCACAATGAAAATGCGCGCCGCCGCCTCGCAGCTCTGGACGTTCGAAGAACACCCGGATGACATCGAGCTGGGTGAGTTCTCGCAGACCGACCTGACCGGCTTCCTCAGCTCCCGCGAGTCAGTGCTCAAGTACGCCGCCACCCTCTCCGAGACGCCTGTGCACGAGCTGATCGGCGAGCTCGTCAACCTCTCTGCCGAGGCTCTTGCGGCAGCAGAGGCGGGCCGTGACCGGAAGATCGAGCTGGCGCGAACCTCCCTCGGCGAGTCGCACGAGCAGACCGCACAGGTGACCGGCGACCTCATGGGCGTCGAGGTGCCGGATGACATCGAGGTCGTATGGCGCGACACAAGCGCCCGCGCCTTCGGTGCCGTCATCGACGGCCTCGGCAAGATTGCGCAGATGCTCAACGTGCCGGCCGAGATGCTGTGGGACCGCATCCCCGGGGCCACGCGGCAGGACGTCGAGCGCTGGAAGGCCCGCGCCGCCGAGGGCGACAGCCTCGGGCAGCTCACCTCCCTGCTCAACTCGCAGGCGAACGGGCAGCCCGCCCCTACGACCAACCCTGACGGCACCACGACGACCGGCAGCGGCATCGTCCTGCCGCCCGGCGTGAAGGCCTGACGGTGGCGCTCACCGCGGCGGGCGCCGCGCTCACGGATGCGCACAGGGCTGCGCAGCTCGCCGCCCGGGCGGGCTCACTGCAAGGGCTGCTGCGGCTGTGGGCGCTGGTCGACGTCGAGAACCTGCCCGGGACCATCAACGCGTTCGCGCAGGCCGCCGCCCTGCTCGCTGGCGAGGGCTTCGACCAGTCGGCCGCCGCCGCCGTGAACTACTATGCCCTCTTCCGGCGGGTCGAAGGCGTCGGCGCGATCGCCGTCCCCCGGGCCTCCCGGCTGCCGGCCGAGATCATGATCGGACAGCTACGCGGATCCGCGCTCAAGGGCATCATCGACGGGCGCAAGGCGGGCATGACCCTTCAGGCGGCGAAGCAACAGGGATTCGTGCGCGTCGCGGGCGAGCTGACGAAGCTCGTCCTCGCGGGGGGGCGCATGACCATCACGGGCGCCGTGCAACATGACCGGCGGGCTCTCGGGTGGGCGCGGTCGACGAGCGGAGAGCCTTGCACGTTCTGCCGCATGCTGGCCAGCCGGGGGCCCGTGTACAAGTCGGAGAAATCAGCCGATTTCGAGGCGCATGATCACGACGCCTGTATGCCTGAGCCCGTGTACCGGGGTGACCCCGCCGCTCTCGGCGTGGTCGAGCAGTCCTCGGCGTACCTGAA